AGCGAGTCGACTAGGCCACTGCTGTCGCCATCAATCTCTGCAACCGTCTTAGCCATGGGGTCAGCCCTTACCGAACATTTGTGCTATCCGCTCGGCCGACTTGCGCTTGCGCTCCTCGTACCGTCGACCACCCTCCTGCAGCTCGTACTGCACAAAGGTTGCCAGCTCAAGTTGCGAATGTGTCAGGTCCCGGGCCGTCACAGCAGGCGTGCCACGCTCAAGCCACTTGCCGATGCGGTTGGCCTCCCAGAAGCCCTGTGGCTCGGTCGTGAGCACGAGGCAGGTGGTCGGCTTGGCCTCCATCTCCTCGTGACCTAGACCCTGCCTGTAACCCATCGTGCAGCCTCTCTCATGCCGTGTTGCGTCGGGACACTCCCAGCAGCGAAAGCTGTGCGACATCGTCAGCCGGGCAAAGTCGCGCCATGCAACACGGCTTAGGTTTTTGGGTAGCCTGCCATTGCCACCGCCGATGCGATGGTGCCGAGGTCGGTCCAAGGTATCTTGACCAGCCATGCCGACCGTGCTGCCGGCGTCGCCTCCTTGTCGAGCTCCTGGGCAAACCCCTCGGAGGCCGACACGCAGGCCGTGAGCAGAGACAGGTGCAGCTGCACCAGCGCCTCGAGAGCAGTCTCGTCGGCATCCTCGGCACGCAGACGACCTCTCACCTTATCGAGCGCACCGTAGTACCGGGCACCCTCGAGCGCGTTAGGCTCACGCACCAACAGCCGACCCTTATGCCCCTTGACCTCGACATCAATCCACAGATTCTCGTTGAACTCAATCATCCCATCCCCCTGCCAACCTTAGTTGGTGTAGAAACCGACCGACCCAATGTCGGCCTTGCTCGTGTTGTTGACGATGCCAGCGAACTTGAGCCCGATGTTACGGTACCCATTGCTCTCGCCCGGTGTCGGCCACTGCACCAGCTGCGGCTCGTTGAGCGAGAAAATCACAAGGTACTGGCTGCTGATGCCAACAGTCACCTCGAGAGCCGTTGAGCTCACCGTGTTGTTTTGCGCCTGTGTCCAATCGTCCTGCTCGTTCTCAGACAGGTCAGCAACCTCAATCTCAATCGAGGGCGAGCTGGTCAGAGCAATCATTGCAATGCCCATGCCGTAGGTCTCCTTGGCATCGAGCACATCCGACAGTGCAAAGCCCGGGTCGTAGGTCACCTTGGCAAGTGCACAAGTTGCAGACGACAGCGGGCCGGTAGCCGAAAGGCTGCAGTTCTGGCCGATGAGCGGCATCAGCGACAGGTTGGTCGGCTGCAAGCCCGTCGAGTCCTGCACCGGCCGCCACTGGCCCTTGATGGACCACTCCACCATAATCTTGCCACCGGCCTCAAACGAGAACTTCGGAATGCAGACGCAACCGCTTGCCTCGTATCGCTTCGCGCCAATCTCCTCGTAGGCAATCGAGAAGGTCGAGGCCGAGTAAGAGTTGCCACCAGTGCGAGTAGCAGCAAGGTTGTAGATAGCCTGGCTGATGAACTTGAAGTCGCTGGTGCCGCCCGTCGCAATGCTAAACGGGCAGGACCGCAGCAGAGCGTAGAGCACCGTGTTGGTCGTCGTCGGGTCTGCCGTGAACGCACCACCAGCAAAGTTCCAGTAGAGCTCGGTCGTGAAGCTGATGTCCCACCCGATGCCGCCCGTCTTGGCTGCCACCTCGCCACCGTAGGGCGTGTAGATGTCAGCACGACGGATGATGCCAGGACCGCGAGGCGTGAACTTAGGCGTGCCAACCACCGGCACGAAGTCACCGAGAGCAGGTGCAAGGTAGGTGCCAGGCGTGGTCTCGAGCCTGATGTATACGCCGCTTGTGTTACTCGCATTCAATACTTGAGCCATGGTCTACCTCGCTATGCCCCGTCGTTGGTGGACGAGTATTGTTGCTCGAACAGTCTGCTGTATCACTGTCTGCCCCGTGTCATCGAGGCCGACGGCAAAGTCAGTCGGTGTCACACCTGCCCCGGGCAGGCAGTTGAAGATGCCCGTTTGCACAAAGCCAGGAGTGCTCTGATTGCGGGAGTCGTAGTTGACTAGGCCATACACAGGCGAGGTCAAGATGATGAGAATGCCCTCGATGTAGGCACGCAGGCAGGTCTCGTAGACCTCCTCCGTGAACGGCGCCGTAGTCGACAGAGGCTGTGCTGCTCCGTTGCTGTCGTAGTAGCCCCAGTCGGCATTCACCGACACCTCCATCTCGTGCACCTGGTCCATCGCTCCGAGCGCGTCGATAATCTCGCTCGTGGTGCGCAGCACCGTCAAGCCAAAGGCAGGCTGCTGCTCGGCCGTCCACTGTGCACGACGGCTCGTGTAGATGTTGGCCGTCAGAGGCCGTGGCAGCCCCGGCACGCCCATGCCAGTCAACCAGTTGCTGGTGCACACCGTCGGCCAGTTAGCCACCACCAGCGCCTTCGCTGTGTTGCTCGCTACCTGTGGACCCCAGTAGAGCTCGGCACTCATGGCTTGCCTCCTACGCTCATCAGGTAACGCACTGCAAACTCGTTGCTGGTGATACCGACCTTGGCACCCGACGCCTGCATCATCGCCAAGCTCTTCATCTGGTCACGCACCGCGTCGATGAAGCCGTCGCCAAAGCGCACCAGAGGCCGCTTAGGAGTCGGCACGCTGATGGTGCCCTTGCGATGGTCTGCCTGCTTGTCTTGAAGCCGTGAGATGGCCCTGTCTGCTCGAGCATTGGCGCGGTCAATGTCGGCCGCAGTCTTAGCCTTGTTGAGCTGCGCAATGGCATTGTTGGCCTTGGCCTGTGCTCGAGACACACTCGAGGCGCGCACCTTCATCTGCCACGCACCAGTGCCCTTGTCGTGGTTGGCCGCATACGGGATAGACGTGCCGCACTCCACCTTGTTGCCCTGCACATTCCACACATAGCCGGGAGCGCCAGGTACACACATCGACGGCCAAAGAACCTCTTTGCCTGCCTTTGCCGTCACCATCGGGTTGGCTGCCCATCGAAGGATGCCGCCTGGTGCAATCTTCTTGACCCCGAGAGACCACTTCTTGATGGGTACCCAGTACTTGCTCTCGAGAGCCGTGTAGTTGGGCCACTTAGGGCCGGTGCTCGCACCCTGCGTGGCAAACATCAGCATGCGGCTGTTGGCCCATGCTTGGCTCATCTGACCATCAACCGGACCCCAGAAGTCAACCCACTGCTGGCAGTTACGGATAGCCGCCTCGAGCTGGTAGATGCCCTGATGGCTGTTGTCCTTCATGGTTATCTTGAAGCTGCTCATGCCTACATCTTATCGGTGTTGGCATTCACTGCAAGCCGAGAACCGCTGTTGAGCGTCTTGAGAGTAATCTCGGCCGTGTAGTCAGCATTGCTGTGCAGGATGTTCGGCGCGCTCGTGCCCACCGGCCGCGTCGAGCCCATGTCGCCCGGCAGCTTGCGGAGCCGGTCCATCAGGTCGTAGGCCTGCTTGTCCCACTCATCGGCCGCCGTGTTGCTGTTCTGGTTACGCATGCGCACCACATCGGCCGCCAGCTTCAGCAGGATGTACCTGCCTGCCATCCGATACATCGGCATCGTCGGCTGCGCATTGAGGCCCTGCGGCGACACACCCATGCCCTCGAGGAAGCCGTTGATTTCGGCTGCGTGGTCCTCGATGATGCTGTCAGCCTGCGCTGACGTAGGCGTGCTGTCGTTGGCAAACGCTATCTTGGGTAGCAGCCTGCCAATGTCGGTGCGCACAATGCCAAAGGTGTAAATCGCCATGGTGCCTCCTTGAGTAGAACTGGGCGGGGGGATGGGCACCCAGCCCTACTCGAGGAGGGCGAGCCGTAGCCCGCCCCCGTCAATGGCCTACGAGAGGCCGGTAGCGAGACGAGCCCACTTGTTGGCCGTGCCGCCAAGGACGGTCACGCCAAAGTCGGACTCGACGTACATGCCAACGCCAGCCGGGTTGTAGGCCGAGTAGCTGAAGAGCTGGCCGAGGGCCGCGTTCGGCTCCGGCGTCATCGTCTGAAGGAAGCCGCTGTCGCCATAGGCCTCGGCAACCTTGAAGAGCGCGACGTTACCCGTGGTCATGACAACCGAGCCAGTCTGAGTGGCGATGGTCGGCAGGTACTGCGGCATAATCTTGAGCTCAATGGGCACGATGAGCTTGCTGCCAAAGAAGGCCGCGAGCTGCGTCATGTCCGAGGAGCCGGCACGGTACTGAGCCGAGCCGCTGTCGTTAGACGCGATGCCATAGCCCATCTGGAACACTTCGTTCTTCTGCATCAGGATGTTGGCAGTCGCAAGGTTGCAAGCTGCAACCCACTTGCCGCTCTCGATGTCGCAGCCGTCAGCAGCCGACGCCAGGAGCAGGTCGTTGAAGCCCCGCTGAAGCAGAGCCGCCGCCGTCGAGCCACCGCTGATGGCAGCGTTGGAGCCAAAGTTGCCGGTGTCGTTGAGCGCAGCGCCAACAACCGCAGCGTGGAGCTGCGCACCCTGCACCGCGAGCTTCTCAGCATAGCGAGCCTGGATGTCCTCACCACGACGGGCGAACTCCTCAATCTGCTTGAGAGTGAGAATCTGGTGGCCCCAGCGGTACAGGCTGCTGTTGTAAGCGGCCGAGGTCACACGCAGGCCGCCCGGCATCGCAGGGGTGTCGTAGTTGACCGGCTGCGGCACCTGGTTGCTGACCTGATTGGCGCCAGCCTGGAGCAGCGCGTCGTTCTCAGCGAAGTAGTGGTAGTAGCCCTGACGAGTCTCGACCTTGACCACCGGCGAGAGCTCGGCCGCAACCTTGCTCGAGGAACCAGTGCGGAAGAGCGAGATGCGCTGGAGGATACCAGGACGCAGACCACCGGTGTTTACACCAACTGACGGGAAAGCATAAGCCATGACGAGACCTCAAGGTTGAGCACCCTAGGGTGCAGGTTTGTTACTTAGGGGGCGACGTATTGCTCACGGGCAGGTTGAAACCGCATGAGGCACTGCTGGCCAGACGCAGCGTCGGTCAGGGCATAGCCCCAAATCCAATCGCCAAGCACTGGCGCTTGCTCAGATGCCGAGACAAACGTGCCGTCTGCATCGTTGATGTCGATGAGGAGGAAGTCGCCTGCGTAGACGTTAGCGTAGCTGCTGATGAGCACCTGCACGACGCAGCCCAGCTGGTCCACGAGCTCAAGCGAGGCGTCACCAATGGCCGAGGGGTAGGTGCCCGGCGTCAGGCTGTCAGTGCCCGTCACGACGATGCCGTAGGGTGGGACACTGCTGGTAGACGCAAGGTCAACCGTGTTTGCAGCTGTAAGGTACACGCCACAACCTTCACGGCTGGTCAGGTCCTGACCAATCTGGTTGATGATGTTCGGAGTCTTGTATGTCGTGGAGCCGAGAGCCATGGCTTAAGCCTGCTTCGTGAACGGCTGGAAGCGCATCAGGAACTGACCACCGGCAGGCGCGGCCGTGAGAGCGAAGCCCCAATACCACTCACCCACCGAGATGGAGGCAGCCGAGATGAACTGGCCAGAGCTGTTGACCGTCAGGCCAGTGCCGACCGTGATGGCGACAGCGCCAGCCTGCACCTGGACAACGCAGCCAAGGGCGTCGACAATCTCGAGCGCGCCAGCTGCAATCGGGCCGGCACCGCCAGCAACCGAGTCAGCACCGACAACCACGATGCCGTAGGGGAAGTCGGTTGCCGCGTTGGCAAGCTCAACACGGCCCTGCGTTGCAGTGGTCAGCGTGAGGCCGCAGCCCTCGCTGCCCGACAGGTCGGCAGCAATCGAGATAACCTGATTGGGGGTCTTGTATGTAAGAGGTCCGAGAGCCATGGTCAGTCTCCTTGCCCGTCATGGGCAGTTGGTTGTTAGTTGATACCGCGAGTCGAACGCATCTCGAGCACCGCGTCAGGCGCCTTGCCAAACGAGAGCCACGAGGCAGCGAGGCCGACCGTGATGCTCTCCTTGGTCGCAAGCTCCGTGATGAGCTTCCACTGGTCGTCGTCCGACAGGTTCGCAAAGTGCTTGCTGCCCGGCTTGAGGGCCTCACCGAGGTTGGCCTCACGCGAGCCAACGCCAACCGGTGCAATCGTGCGAGGAGCAGGAGCCGACGGCTTGACCGTGCTGGCAGGAGCGAAGTCAGCGAGCATCGCCTCAAACTTGCCCTTGCCGGCAACGAACGCGTCAGCAAGCATCGTCTCGGTGGCCGAGCTCACCTTTCGGTTGCCGAGGGCCGAGCGAACATGAGCCAGAGCAGCAGTGCGCTTGGCGACCGCCAGCTCACGCTTGAGCTTGATGACCTCCGACAGGAGAGCCTCGTCGTCCTTCGGCTCCTCCTCGATGGCCTCGTCCTTGACCTCCTCAACGGCCTCCTCGATGCCCTTGGCCTTCTCGAGCTCGGCAATCGCAGCAGCCTCGATGGCCTCGGCCTCCTCGTTGAGGTCCGGGTTGGCAGCATGCGCCGCGCTGTGGAGCTCCGGGAACAGCTTGGCAATCAGCGCAGCAGTCGCCATCTCGTCAAGGCCAGCCTCGGCACAGTATGCAGCGCAATCTTCTCTGGTCATCGCCATGTTAGCACCCTCTGAAAGTGATACGCCGCGCATGTCTGCAACGGGCACCTGTTGTGACTTGATTTGCGGGATGGTCACAAAGCTGACCTCACCGATGGCAAACGGGTAGC